ATATATCAGTACCATCGGCATCTAATTCATCAATAGCTATGTTAGTAGCGGTATTTTGGTCTGCGGCATTAAGTCTTAAAGCACCGCTTCCTGGGTCTTGCATTGTAGTGGCTGTAGCAAAATTATATTCGAATGAAGCTCCACCGAAATTACCTTCAGTACCTTGATTTCCTTGATTACCCTGAGCGCCAGTATTACCTTGGTTGCCTTGAGGACCTAAAGGACCATTTGCACCTTGATGACCGAGTGGTCCTTGTCTGCCTTGGTTGCCTTGGTTGCCTTGGTTACCTTGAGGACCGAGTGGTCCTTGTCTGCCTTGGTTACCTTGGTTGCCTTGGTTACCTTGAGCACCAGTTGATCCAGTATTTCCTTGGTTACCTTGAGGACCGAGTGGACCTTGACGACCTTGGTTGCCTTGATTACCTTGGTTGCCTTGATTACCTTGAGGACCAAGAGGGCCGGTGTTACCGATTGGACCTTGGTTTCCTTGGTTTCCTTGATTACCTTGGTTGCCTTGTGGACCGAGTGGTCCTTGACGACCTTGGTTGCCTTGTGGACCGAGTGGACCTTGACGACCTTGATTACCTTGATTACCTTGAGGACCGAGTGGGCCAAGTGGTCCTTGACGACCTTGATTGCCTTGATTTCCTTGAGGACCGAGTGGGCCGGTATTTCCTTGGTTACCTTGAGGGCCGAGTGGACCTAATGGGCCTTGGTTTCCTTGGTTACCTTGAGGGCCGAGTGGACCGGTGTTTCCTTGATTGCCCTGCGGACCGAGTGGGCCTTGACGACCTTGATTTCCTTGATTACCTTGGTTGCCTTGATTACCTTGAGGACCGAGTGGTCCTTGACGACCTTGGTTACCTTGATTGCCTTGGTTGCCTTGATTACCTTGAGGACCAAGAGGGCCTAATGGACCAGTATTGCCTTGATTACCTTGATTACCTGTTTGGCCTGTAGGACCTTGATTACCTTGGTTACCCTGAGCGCCGGTATCACCTTGGTTGCCTTGATTACCTTGGTTGCCTTGGTTGCCTTGTGGACCTAATGGGCCTTGGTTTCCTTGGGGTCCTTGATTTCCTGTATCGCCTTTATCACCTGTTCTGGCAAAAGTAACCAATATATCTTCTGTATCACTGAATGGTGATGTAGCAGAAGAATCGATAACAGATATGATAATTGTATGCCATCCGGTATTGTCAGTTTGGCTTGATATCGTTCCTAATATAAATTGTGCGGAATCTAATTTATTTGATATTTTAACATGGCCTTTGATAGTTGAAGTAGAATCATCTATCGTAACTAGATAATTCGAAATATCAGTACCATTTACATCCGTTTCATCAATATAAATATTTGTAGCAGTATTTTGATCCGCTTGATTAAATCTTAATTTTCCTGTTCCTGGATCAGAAGTCGTTGTTGTTGTACTAAAATCATATTCAAATGTTGCACCACCGAAGTTACCTTCAGAACCTTGATTACCTTGATTACCCTGGTTTCCTTGGTTACCTTGAGGGCCGAGTGGACCTAATGGTCCTTGACGACCTTGATTACCTTGGTTACCTTGATTACCTTGGTTTCCTTGGTTTCCTTGGTTACCTTGATTACCTTGGTTTCCTTGGTTTCCTTGGTTACCTTGGTTACCTTGATTTCCTTGATTACCTTGTGGACCAGTGGGTATATTTGATAGTCCTGAAGCATCACCTTTGAAAAAAGAAGCCGTAACTGCACCAGAAATATCTATTGAACCTGACGTATGTGCATCGGATGTAACAATTTGCTGTATACTTTCAACGCTTCCACTTTTTTCAAAATAAATTTTACCATCATAAGTATTGATAGCTAATTCACCAAGAACTAAACTTCCAGTATTAGGCGCTCGACCTTCGACTGCAGATCTTTTAAGTTTTACTGTGTGCTGTTTTGCCATTATATAACGGCCTCCTTATACAAATATATATTTGCTCATATGAATAGGATTAAAACTATAATAGTTTGTGTAATTTTTTTAATTCACCAAAAAACTTTTGGTATTCTTTTGCGACTTTCCCGAACTGACGGTTTTGAGTTTTATCCCCTGTTAATGCCGCATCATGGGCTAAGCGTGAAAGTTTATGACCTAAGGCACTAAATTCGACCATCATATCTTTTGCGCGTTTTGCAATATCTTTATCCATTAAAATGTTCCTCCATCTATATTAAATACACCATCGACTTCTAAAGAGCCTGTAATTTTCAAGCTACCGGTAGCTTTATACGTATCAGTAAGAGCATTACCAAATGTACTATCACCTGTTAATGTAACTCCTGCGAAAGTTGGTGTAGAAGCGGTATATAGTTGTTGATCTAAAGCTGTAATATTTTGGGCCACAGTTTGGTTAATCTCTGTTCCGCCGATAGCAAATCCGTCTGCGCTAACTTCTACTCTACTAAATGAACCTGTAGACGTAACTGAACCGCTAATACCACCACCTGCAAAAGTAAGCTCACTTGAAGATAATTCCCCTTGCCATGAACCACTGACTTTCCCAGCAGTTTGATTTCGTATAAAATTAGCGTTGGTTCCTAATGAACCACTTACGTCGGCTTGAGTTAATGATCGTATAAATGGTGCATTTGCACCCAAAGCACCACTTACATTTGCAGAAGTGTGTGATCGTAAAAAAGTGGCATTAGAACCTAACGATTGACTTACTTTATCTGGAGTTAAATTTCGTAAAAATGTTGCATTTGTGCCCAATGAACCACTAACTTTATCAGCGGTTTGGTTTCTTATAAAATCTGCATTTGTGCCTAATGCGCCACTGATTTCAGCTTGAGTATATGAAGCGGCTAATCCAGTTAATCCACTACCGTCTCCAGTAAATGAACTAGCAACTATTGCTCCACTTGCACTTACTTGGCTGCCGGTTATATTACCGTCGACATATCGTCCATCAAGTAATTTATTTGACGCGTCATATGGTGTAAATTTTCCTAATATCTTTGGCATTATTTAGTTTCCAATGTAAAATCACCTGTTACAGTATTGGTTGATCTAAAAACATCATAATTTTCTGTATATCCAACATAGTTTGTTACACTAACAGTGACTGAAGATTCAAAATCTGCGCCAAATCCTGTTGAATTATCCCAAAATGATGCTGGATCTGTTAACCTACTTGGAATACATATTAGTATGTATTCACTTGTCATTCCCGTTACTTCTGTCCATACTTGAGTTTGATCATTAGAATTATCTTTAAATGCTAGTGCCTTAATATCGTCTGAATCCCATCCGCTAGCGGCTCCTGATGCACCCCAATAAATATAATTTATTAATGACACTCCCGTATCTAATCTTCCACTTTCGTTAACAGTAACATCAGAACGATATATTTTATAATTCTCTGTTAAACCTGCTGAATTAGTTACACTGTAAGCAGAGCCAATTACTGAAGTTGCCATAACTACTTGGTTGCTTGTTGAAGTTCCCCAAGTAAAATAATTAGATACTGTCCCTAATCTATTTGGATATATCCAAAATACATATTTATTTCCACTTGCATTTATACTTAAATTATTTTGTGTTTTATCCTCAGATAAAGTTGAAGTTAAACCTTCAATAAAAGACTCATCATACGAATTTGCTTGTGTGGATGCGCCATAGAAAATATAATTTTTAAAAGTTATAGAACTTTCATTAGTAGTAAGACCATCAGCAATTACTTGAAATCTCCGGGTGCTTCCTGGATTTGGATATGTAATTGCTACAGTATTATCATCAGTTGCGAATGGAGTTGTCCAATCTGAAATGCCAGTGCTAGTTTGAGATTCAGAAATAGCCGCAATAGTAGGTGGTCCATTATTGTAAGTGGCAGTAAAAGTTATTGCATCGGCGGCTTTCCAAGTTGCTCCTGCTGTGCCAGCCACTTGTGAAGTTGATTCACCATCAGAAAAGCTAGCTATAGAAAATACAAAAGTACTTCCTTCTGCTGCAGAAACCCATTTTGTACCGTTAAACTTTAATACTTGATCTCTTATACTTCCAGAAGTATCAACTTCTATATCATTTATTGAAAATGAACTACTAACGTTAAGCGATCCAGTTATTTGAGCATCTCCTGCATGAGTACCATCCCATTCAGCTGTAACTCCTGTTAGTTCTCTACCATCACCTTGTAGTAAACCAAACGAACCAGTCCCAGTTGATGAACCACTTATATTCCCATCAACCCTTAATTCAGAACCACCTATATGGAAAGCAACTTCTGGCGTACCTTTACCATGTGTTCCTATTCTATTTGCAGAAGAATCAGTTTTAAATAAAGGATTATTAGAATCACCTTTAATGACTAAATCTACATTATTACCACCATCGTTGAATGTAACATCGTGTGGAGCAGAACCTGCATCGTTTAAATCTATGTATGATATACCACCAATATTAAATCTAAGTCTATCATTTGTAAAATTAAGATAAGTATTAACATCATCTGTATGATAAATATATTGGCCAACATTAAGATTACTTGCAGTAATATCACCCGTTGTATCTATAGAACCAGTAATTTGTAAATTGTTTGTTGTTGATTCAAAAGAACCAGTTGTATTGAATATGCCAAGTTGTCCTTCTATACCACTTGCTGGTACACCAGTTAACCCTGCTCCACTACCTACAAATGATGTTGCAACTAAACTACCTGTTACTTGTAAATCATTAGTTGTTGATTGTATTGAACCAGTAAGTGCAAAAATACCGCTGCCACCACTAGTAGTTGTAGTAGATCCACCAGAACTAGTTTGAGTTACAACTCGTACTGACTTGACACCTTCCGTATCTACATCAGTAATAGACATAACGTCAACATCCGTTTCGTTTGTTACTACTAATTGTTTTGGAGTTATAAATTTTTCTGTGTTGACAGGATTAAATGATTCCGGTAATAGGTAGCCTCTTAATGTTACAGAAAAATTTGTTTTTATATTTCTCTTTTGACCTTCAAATTCACTAGCATCTTCAAATGAATCTATTGAAGTTCTAAATTTGAATTTACCAGGTTCTCCCCAGTACGCACCTTCAGCCCAATTAATTCTTTCAATAATTGTATTCATTTGGTCCGTGAAGCTTGTCCAAACAATAAACTCATACGTTAGTACCATATAATCTGGTACTGAAACGGCGTACATTTCTTTTTTGGGCGTTATTCCTTTTGTTGCACTTAATTTATCATATCGATTTTGACGAGTATACTGTGATTGATACGTTTGAAACAGTTTAGGATCTTGTGGGTCGATCTTATCAACAGGAATTGTATCATCTTTTGCCATAGAAGTTCTTCTAAAAGCAATTGCAGGTGTTATAATTTTTCGTTTTTTATCTCGTATCGCACCTTGCTGTTGGATTGAAGCCCATCTTTCTGGGTTAGCATACATTACTGGAACTTTTACGCGTTCGCCATGTTCGCGGATATCTGGTTTTATTACGTTTTCAAAATAGTAAAAAATAGCAGAATCAATATCCATAAGCCCAACAGATAATGATTTAACATTATCATCAGACCTAGATAATTCTCTGCCTCGATTTTGTTTTTCTTGCAGGGTTTTCTTTTCTTCTACCGGTCTTGGATCGCTTAACTCTATATTTGCCACTATGATCTCACTCTTTCAATATTTAATCTAGAAATCTCTGTAATATGGGCGGTGCATACAACAGAATGGTTTTGATCTTGCATACCGCCTATTAATTGATTCTCATTTATAGCATTAATTTCCCAATGTGCATAGTTCCATTTGAGAATATCCCCAACATCGGGAACATAACTTGCTTCTTTTAATGATTGACGTAAAAATGAAAAAGTAGCATTAAAGTTTACATCTGGTCCAAATTCTGTAAGTTCATAATCGAAATCATCTGCTTCTACTATACAGTTTAACGATATACCTTTTTGATATGTTCTACCTGAAGACGATTCGCCATATAAATTTGTTTTAGTTTCGTATACAGAAACTTTAAATGCTGTAACTTCTTGGTTGATAACCCCAGGTTTTGACTTTATAGGATCTCCTACAAGTTCTTTATTCACGGTATCAAAAAATTCTACGTCTCTTGATCGTATAAATCTTCCAGCCATAAGATTATCCTATATAGATATTAAGTGGAACTTTATTAAGTTTTTCTTGTAGTCGTGTACTTTCTTCACTATCCGTTTCCATCAATATTTTTCGACTAGTCTGTTCAAGAGTTTCTCTTAATTCAGCTAAAAGAGCCTCCTTGTCAGTTGCAGCTTCAGCCCTTAAGGTATCACCGTCTAAAGTTATTTCCGAATTGGGAATCGGTACAGTTGCGAATTTACTTCTAATAGTTCCTAATAATTCTTTACACAATGCTAAACCATATTTCCGGATCCATTGTTTACCAACATCATTAATATGTAAATATTGCATATTGTTGTATGGAACATTAGAATAGTCCGAAATTACATTTGCAGTTTCACCGCTAGCCGTAATGAGAGTATTATTTCTTTCCTCAGTTAAGATGTAATCGAACCATAATTTTGTTGTGTTCTCAGGTATTGGGAATATTCTTAATTTATTATTTATCAGAGTAAAAGAATATGAAGATTTTCTAAATTGATCATTAAATTCTATTGCTTGCATTCGTAATAAGTCTTCAAACATTGGCATTAAAACAAATGACACCGCGGGCGAATATTTATCTGAGCCAAAGAAGTTGTCTACAAAATTTGCTGTTCCATATCCTGTTGTAGAATATGGATCGAAATATTTATTTGCTGCAGGTAACGCTTCGTGATAAACTTTTTTAACTTCAATCGCTTTTCCGGATTCAGATACAGTAGACCACAATGCATTAAGATCATAATCTTGACTTCCGCTTACGACGTCAATACTTCCTTTTTTCCAATCAATAAATCCTCCAACGCCTGCTTCTGTTCCATACTGTTGACTTAAAAAAACAGTACGTCCAAGTGTTGGTGTTATTTTTTTACCCGTTAAATTAGAACCAGTAGATTGGCCCTGTAGGTGCAACATGTTATCTCTTATGTTGAATTGGTTAACTTGTGCACTATATTCTGTAACAGATTCTTCAAAGCACGCATAAAAAGAACCAGATTGTAATTCTATATCGACTATAGGGTATCCAAGCCGTCTTGCGGCCCAGTCTGCAAATTGATCAGCGGACGATGTAAAGCTATTTTCTGCATCATAAAAACCATACGGAGTATTTCCTGCAGAAAATGAACTGCTACCTTGCCAAATTGGTACAGCCATAATTTTATTCTCCAATTGAAAACGTTTTCAAGAATAAATATAAAGAAGTAGGAGTTGTAGTACATAAAAAAAGGGGCTCAGAGAGCCCCTTTTTTATTTGAATAGATCAGTTTAATTTAATTTAATTAAACAAGACCTGAATCGGCAACGTTAACTAAGCCATAGAATTCAGAACGAATCATTTTCTTAGCATAACGTGTCATCACGCCTCTACGAGGAGTGAAGTTAGTTGGATCGTAAACAACCGGTGTTAAGATCATAGGCACGTAAGGTGCATATACAGCGCCAGTTTCTAAGAACTGAGCACCCCTGAATCCAATAAGAATTTGATCATCTTGTAGGTAAGGGTTCTTAAATACGTTGAAACGGTTCGCTAAATTACCAATCTTTTGAACACCCATCGCATAGGATTTCGTGACATCAGCATCAGAATCTGTAGCGAATCCAGGGATTACTTCAAGAATAGTAGCAACTTCAGGACTTACGACCATAAAGTTAGCTCCACCTCTTAAGGTTTTCTTGTGAATTGCATTAGATACTGACTGTATCTTATGTCCAAGAGTTTGATACCAATCACCTTTAGTGTATGCATTAGATGCACCAGTGAGTTCACTGTATACACTATTGTTATACTCATAGCCAACTTTAGCTGACCAGTTTTCGGTTTTAGCAGAAGCATTTTGCTTCAACATATCGATTATTTCCAAATCGATTTCCATTGTTACATACTCAGATAAAAGAGCAGTCAATTCTGCTTCAGCATCGACAGCATGATAAGCGTTAAGATCTTGAGCAAGCTCAGGAGTCCAAACAGCTTTCAACTTACGAGTTTTAGCAGTAATTGGAATTGACTTCATCTGAATGTCAACTTCAGGAATTCCAGCATTCGTTTCTTCAGGATTAGATCCTTCAGCAGCTGATGCAGCTTCGAAGTCACCGCGAGAGGTGTCTACTGGCTGTTTGTGATAAGCTACGTGAATCGAATTGCCAGAACCAGACAAGTTGGTTTCGGTTGGATCAACAATAAAGCTGATAAATCCAGTTGTAGCGTCATAGCTAGTAAAAGCTGGGTAGAATGCAGTAAGTGCATCAACACCCGAACCAGTAATAGCAAATGCTTTTACACCGTCCAAGTCCGGTTCACTCAACTGAGATGAAGAGACAATAAGTTTTACTAAACTACCAGCTGCTAGTGAAGCAGATAGATTAGCATCCCAACGTACATCCGCAATAGTAGCAGAAGCAGTCGTATATGTCACATCTGAGTGAGTATCGTTAATTGAATAGCCCCATTTGCCGGCGCCGTAAAGGCCACCGCTAGGGTCCCCTGAACTTGATGTGTTACCATAAAGATCAGAGTCTTTTGCATGAAGCTTACCGTCTTGCTGAGTTGATCCATACTTGAAATCAAGATAGAAAATCAGACCTGATGGTAGATTCATTGGTTGGACAGAAACAAATTCCTGTGCAGAAAGTTCAGCGAAAATCCTACGAACTAGAGGAAGGGCAACGCCACTCCATTGTTCTTGATTAGCTGAAGTTCCGACTTGAGAAGCTTCGTCGATAAGCTGTTTTGCTTGGTTTTCCAAGAGCACAGCCATACCAGCGACTTCCGACTCATTGTTGATTCCTTCTAAGAGGCCAGTGGGTTCCCACTTATTTACCAATTTACGAGAGGAAGCTAGCAACTCATTATGAGGATTGTATCCACCCATAACATCTTTTATTTGTTTGTTAAAAGACATGAGATTCTCCTTATTTATTAATGTTAGCTAGTTTTTGCATTCTGCTGACAAAGTCAACAGATTCGCCGATGATTGGTCTTTTGGACTTAGTTGAAGCAACAGGCTTAGAAGCTTGACTCTTACGCTTAGCGGACTCATTAACAGTTGTACGTGTCATTGACTCAGCAAATGTAGTATAAACAAGTTTAACTTCGCGTACGTTAGCAGCGCGGTCAAATTGTTCGATAACTTTCATTTTCTGTGTTTCAGATACGTTTCTGCTTCTGAAAAGCTTATTCGTATAAAGAAGTTTAGCGTTGAGAAGGTTAACTTCAGAAAGCTTATCTTTTAGATAATGTACTGTTTGCTTGTACTCTTCGAGTTCAGCAGCAGGTACCATGGCTTCTTCAGCGGGTGCAGCTTCATCTTCGTCTTCATCTTCCATTCCTTCTTCTTCAGAAAGAGCTTTAATGATTTCGTCAAGATCTACATCGTCGTCTTCATCTTCCATACCTTCTTCTTCGGCAACTGGCTCATCTTCTTCATCTTCCATGCCGGGTTCGCCTTCTTCAGCGATTTCTTCTTCGTCTTCGTCTTCCATTCCCATTTCTTGTTCAAGTTGACGTAGAACTTCTGCTAGATCTTCATCTTCAGCTTCCATTCCTTCTTCGTCTTCGTCTTCCATACCAGGTTCTTCAGTTTCACCCATAGGTTGATCAGATGCTTCTTCAGCATCTTCATCTTCCATACCGGGTTCAACAGGTGCGCCTTCTTCTTCAGGACCTTGTGCATCTGCTTCAGAAGCAGCAGCGGCAGGTTCTTCATTTTCAGCATCACCTATATCTGATGAAGCCATTTCTTCATCTTCATCCGAATATTCCTCATCGGTCATTTCCTCATCTTCTGCTTCCATTCCTTCTTCTTCACTTTGAAGCTTTTTAGAAAGCATTGATTTTAGATGTGGTGTGAATGCCTCTTCAAGGACTAATTTTGCATTTGCTAGTGCTGTTTCGCGTACTGCTTTGGCATCAGCAATTGCTTCTTTTAAAATGTCTTCCATTTTATTTTCCCTTTTAGAGATTTGTATAGTTATTTGGAACTATAATCAGAATTGATTAATGTTGGAACACCTAACAAACGTAGGTGCATTATATTTTGGTATAAATATGATATAACATTACTAAAGTTCAGCTTTTTTTGATCTTATCTGTTGGCGTAACCTGGCTTTAGCATTTTTATCGCGTTTTATAGCTGAAGGTTTTTCATAAAACTGTCTTTGTTGTAATTCATGTAAAATACCAGACTCTTTAACTTTCTTTTTGAATTTCTTTAGCGCAAATTCAAATTTATTATTCATAACCTTAACGTATATTGCCATGCGGCCTCCTATCGATTAAAATATTCTTCGAAACGTTTATATGCTGCTCGTTCATCAAACTTACCTTGACGTTTAACACCTACTTTAATTGCATCTATAAATGCATGCTTTAAACCTGGAGCATTAAATGATGACATCATTCTATTGATATTATCCATTGATCTTCCAATTCCTGCAATGGCATTTGTTAGAGGTTTTTTAAGTTTTTCGGCTTCCTTCATATCTGCATTTGCTGCGCTATCCTCATCGGCTTCTTTTATAGGAACAAATGCATTGGCAGGATGATGATTAGATATATGTCCTTTTTGGTTTGAAAGAATGTCTATTTTCTTTGCCCAGTTTTCAGTCATAGTTTTAGAGTTTTTCATAGATGTGTCCAAATTTAAAATCGTTGTAGTTCTTTATCGCATTTTTTCATCAATACTGCCAATAACTTATCATACTTTTTTAATACCTTGTATGCATACGATTCTTCCATTATACGATTATTTTTTAACCATGACTTAGTATAGCCATTAACTTCATCTTGCATCTCTTCTATGACCATTTCATTATAATCAAAAACATCTGTAGATTCTGTAAGTTTTTCAACCTGTTCTTGCCATTTTTTAGGCTTCGCTTTCAATATAGCGTTTTTAAATTTACCATATGTCATATTTCTTTTCATAGTAGCAATTGTTTCTCCAGAATCTCCACCGGCCACAAGATCAACGTCATCCCAATACATATCTTCATCTGCTTTACCAACATGCTTCATAATTTTTCTATCTTTTTTTAGAGCAGTTAAAATAATATCTCTATTCATAGGACCATTTGGATCCCATATTGAATCTGTATCTTTAAGTTTTTCGATTAATAAAGATTTAAGTTTAATCATTGGTCTACTCCATAATTTTTAGCTTCTGAAGAATCAAATTTATATAACGAAACCTTATTGGCGCCGGATCCGATAGCTAACGCTCCTCGCCATTCGTATGCACCAAACATATAGGCTCTTTTAAATTTACCTGTTGATCGATTAACCTCGGCACCCTTAAAATAATAATATTCACCGTAATCCATGGTTTTTAATTTCTTATTCGCACCAAACCAATCATACTTTGTTTTATTCGCATCTTGATCATACGTACCTTTGCCAGATCCTAAAAATATAACAGGAAACCGGTCCATTGAATAATTAAAATGATGTGAGGTATTTCTTTCGCGCATTATATAAATTTCATTTTTCTTTAAAGATGTAGCACGAATATTACCACCAGTCAATGCAATTGCAGCATCCCATTGTTCATCTTTATCGCCACTTCCCATAAGTTCAGCGGCCTTTGATAAGCTATAACTCGCTTCGTGAAGCTTTCCATACATTTCTTGATAATGTTCTTTAAGAAGCATCTTCTATCTCTTTAATTTCTTGTATTTCAAAATAGCGATTATATATCATGCCCATATCTTCGTATAATGCGGACATTCTATCTTGTAAAGCTTTTGCTTCTGACGCTAACTTATTAAACTTATTAGCGTGGTTTTTTAATTCAGTCATGTTTCTTTTTACAGTAACTGCATCGAACCAATCTTTAGTCTCATCAACAACATGTTGCTGAGAAGCTTCAGCCATTTTAACAAGTTGCTGGCCTATTTCAGCAATGTTTTTCGGTCCATAAATATCTTTACCTAAAGATTGAAATTTATTTACTGATGATACTAGTTCTTCTTTTTCCATTATTGAAGCTTCAGAATTATGTTTTAATACTTCTTTAGCAACTTTTACTAAGCTTGAATTTGAACGTGATTCTCTAAATGGGGAATTAAGTGCTTGTGGAAATACTATTCCACCTATAGATTCTTCTAATATATCTTTTAATTTCATTTTAGTTTCCTAATAAAATGTTTATAATGTCTCGTTCAACTTTTGCCCACTTATTGTGAACATTATTTTTTGATTCATTCACAGGGCTTAAAAATGCTCCGTGAGTAGAAGGATTAGAAACAAAATCAAACGCAATTAATTCAAAATCACTTTGAACTTCATCACCCTTTGATTCACTTTTAATTGAACCTAAACCCCTGAACTTATACCTAATTTAATACCACCTTTAAATAATTCTTTTAAAATGTTTCCGGCTGGGGTACTTAATACTTCGACTGTTCCAACAAGATCATTATTTTGCCAATGCATTTCTAATATGTTATGAGATACATTTTGTAAATTTACTACTGATGAATCTGGGTGATCTAATTCTCCCATAGCTCTACGTTCTTTAATAAACTCGTCAGTATATTTTTTGGCTTCTCTCATGAGAATTTCTCTTGGGTAAACCCGACCATTCTGATTTTGAGATTCGGCTCTTTGCAATACACCCTTAACAATAAGCCGGCCGCCATTGGAACTCATTGATTCATTAATTTTTTCTGGTGTGACATCAAATGGTATTGTGTCTACTATTAATCTCTTATCCATTATACTAAATCCTTAATTCTTGTTGATAATCTCATTAATTTTTCAGAGATTTTATGAAGAGCGCCCTTTGTTCTTTTGTAATATTGATCTGATTTAAACTTTGTTTCATTTTTAAGCTTTACATTATGCTTAACAATTTTTTCTATTTCAGAAATTTTATTCCGGATTTCGGTCATAGACTTAGCAATTTTTTGCTTTGTAGATAAGCTATCATCGTTTCTCCAATGATAGTAACCTTCTTCAACAACGCTCATACCGTCAGAAAGTTTTAACTCATCTTTATCTTTTTCCTTATCAGTAAAGGCATTTGGCGTTGCATATGGGGCCGCAGCTCCAGATGTTGACATTTCTGCCAATTCTTTACGAATCATATTGCGTATAAGTTCTTTAAGCTTTAATTGCATTTCTTACATCTTCTAGAAGCTGATGGAATCTCATTAACTTGAGAATATCTTTTGAATACGAGCGATTTGAAGGTTTTGTTTCACGTATAAGTGTAATACATTCTTTTAATTTTATCTTGATAACTTTATTTTCAATTTTAGATAATGACGTTTTTAATTCACGTAAAACCATATTAAAATTTGATGTTAAATATTCTTGTAAACCATTTGTATTACTAATGTTATTAATGTATTCTCTCAAGACGTCTTTTTGACTGCTCAATAATGTATCATATTTCTTATTGAACCTTTCAACCAGTACTCTGTATGCTAAAATTCGCAAATCTTTATTTTCTTTTCTTAATGTTGCGACTGTTGAAGAATCCACTTCTTTGTCAACAGCTGTCATGTGTTCGATTAATGTCGTTTTTGATTTTGTATATGAAACTGGGTTATCAATATTTTCAGATAAAACATTGTGTATAGATGCTAGTAATTTATAATTCGCAACCTTTGACTTTAAAAAATCATTTAAATGAAAATTTTCTTTCATTTGTTTTATAAGCAAATATTTTTCTTTATTAAGCTTGCTAGTATTAATGTTCCTAGTATATGCTTTAATAGTATTTTCGATTAGCTCTTTAGCATGATCTGGTGTTTTAACTTTGTTTTCAATCAACACATTAAAATATTTATTCTCTTTAAATAATTCAGAGTTTTTATTGAAACTAGTTTTCAAAATTGTTTCGGCTACTCCAGTCTTATTGCTATTTAAGATGTCTGCGGTTATTTGTCTTACTAGCAACTCAAAGAGAAGCCCTGTGTTTTTATACTTTGAATGTTTCATTTTAGAAAAAAATTCCTTTTAGCTAAAGTAGTTCATTTATAAATATTGGGATTACAGATAAATTACTTGGTTTCTTTTAGTGTGTCGTCTAGATTATCGATCTCTTGAATAATTTTGGTTTCCTTATTTCCAAAGCTCTTTGCCATACGATCTATGTGCGATAATGCTAATGGACTCTTCCTATAATTATGTTTAACAGGAGACGGGTCACGTCCAATACTGTGAGTATAATCATGCTTACCGAGGACATCTTTAACGTCATAGGTATCACGGTCCATTGTGTCCCTATTGCTTTTTTCGTGAGTTTCTTCATTGTTTCTTGGACTTGATTCCGGCTGTTGCATTTGCCCTTCTTCCGCCGGCTTCGCTGGATCATTTCCCTCATTTTCTATAGAACCTAATCTAAATAATGTCTTTTTATCGTCTAATATTTCACCTTCAACTTTAGAAACTTCTTCAGCACTGAAATTAAAGATGTTATCATAAAGCCACTGTTTTGAAACCAAATTTGCATCGGCCATATCTTTAGCAATACGTTGTTTTGAATCCCATAGTTCAAGTCGTTCTTGTTCATATATTGTAGATGGATTAGTTAATTCTAATTCAAAATCAACTAAACCGGAATCAGTAAAACCTTGAGCATATAAGTGCGCAACGGCAATTTTTGTTAATTCACTAATTGTAATTCGCTGAATTCTTTCAATTGTGCGGGCAAATCTAACATCTTCGGCGGCTAAAGTAGCTTTTGATCCAACATTTTCTTCATACCCTAAAAATGCTTTAGGAATCTTTAATGAAGCAAGCATTCTGTTTCGTAGATACTCAATATCTTCAACAGCTTCATATGTTAATCCTGGAAGAGATTCAATTGATGTTCCAGAATCGCCTCCTCGAACTGGTAGATAAAAATCTTCTGTAAGGTTTTGCATATTGTATTTTAGATTATATTCGCCTGTATTTTCATCGACGACTGGGGCTTTTTTCATCTTATCGATGATTCTTTTCATGTATGTATCTACTTCATTTGGAGGTAAATTACCAATATCGACTTTAAAAATTCTTTTTTCTGGTGCTCTCATGATACGATGTATTAACATAGCATCTTCCATAAGACTTAATTGTTTCCAAGTTCTTCTAGCACCTTCAACCATTGCTTTACCGTATGGAGCATAATTAGAATCGGAAAGTAGTCTGAAATGTGCTACTTCATAGTTTTGATATTCAGTTCTATTTGAATTTGCCGGAGAATTTCGTGGATCTGTTGCATCTACTATGAATTTTACTTCTTGCGGGTTTTCTGGGTTCCAGTTTTCAATCCTAGAAACATCATATGCAGACATTGGCATGACATTTATTACCCCAAACTTTTCTTCTATCTCTAAATGTAGAAAAAAGTCACCGTACTTGCACATATTTCTAATCCATGGCCATAAATTAAACTCTACGTTTAAAATGTCAAAAAACAAATTATGAAGGATTTCTTTTATCTGATTATTATTTGATTTTATTTCTAAAACGTTGCCGTATTCAGATTTCATTGTTGACTCATCTGCGTATACATCTAGAGCCGAAGACAATATGGAATCATCATCCATTGCTTCATAATCCCTAAATAACGCTAATCGTTGGGCTTTTGCCAATTCACCCGAATAACCATGATAGCCACCACCCGAATAATTCGTAGCAAAAAGCTTTGTGTATCTATCCTGTAACGTTTTTGATCCGGCTTGAATTTCATCGGTATCAATTACTTTTAGTTTTTTTCCGCCGATATTTCTTACTATTACATTAGTAGAAAATAATCGTTGGATTCTATCAAAAAATGTGTCTTGTTGTGCCATATTATATTAACCAAGTTAGTGATTCTTTAGTATCTCCAACACTCTGTTTCCAACCGTAATCGTTTTCATCTTCAACTTTATAAACACCAGAGTTGGAGTCCATTTTAGACATTGCTTGTCTTGTCATATCTATACCTTGTTCTAGTAATCTGAGTGCGGTTTCTCTTACCCAAAGACCGATCGCTAAACTCATTACTAAATCGTCATTATATCCCTTTAATGCTTCGGCTTTACCATTGTTATAAATAAATACATAAAGTTCGTCAATAGTTCGTATTGAGTTTATTTTAATTTCTTTCTCGCGTACAAATTGTGAAAGCTTTTCAATTATTAATGGTCTACTTTTCATTGATGTAGTAAATCCAGGGACCATCATTTTATTTTCACCTCTATATTTATTCGTAAACTGCGTTTTTGAATCAGTATATTTTAAATCTTTTTTCATCCAAAATAAATTTCGATATTCTCTGTCTATTAATGACTGTAAAACCGCCCATCCGATATTATTGTTTTCCACAATTACCAATGCATCATTATATTCTGTACCTACAGACATTAAAATATTCGCATATCTTGTGGTGTCGACTTTACCCTTATATTCCGCTACTTGTTCTAAATTATCTATATCAATAACATGAAAAGCTGAATAGTCACTGCCGTCTCCACGAGCAACGTCAGCACTTATTAAATAGCGACAATCTTTTTCTGGGTTAGCCCATATCCACATTTCATCTGCATATCTTTTGTCGAGTGGGGCAGTTTCATAATTTTCTTGATATTCTTTTAGTACTGGACCAGGAATGACAGTATTACCTGAACTGATAAAATCGCAATCGCATTCTTGTGCCGCCATGTCAGGTCCTAATAACTTATCTTGTTTGGCGCGCCATTCTTGGCCTCTATTTGGATGTACAGTCCAATGTAATTTTATAAAATTAAAACTATTTGTTCCTTCTTCTGCTCCGACCCATGTCTGATGGAACCAATTACCCATCCCGTTTGGCGTTGATAAAGCAATACATTTACCTCCAGTTGCTAAGGTTTGTTGAGCTGCACCCCATATTTCATCAATATTTGCAATAAATGCTGCTTCGTCAATTATTAACAATGATAGTGCTTCAGAACGGCCGGCATCACCGGTTGAAGATATTGCTTTTATCTGGGAACCGTTTTTATATCGCAATGAAAGTTTGTTGTCTTCAACGCAACCCTGCTTTAACCAATTAGGTAATTCTTTATGCATGACTCTAACTTTTGTTACAAGATTTTTAGCAACGTCTTGTTTTGTCGCAATTACAAGTATATTTTTATCGGCATGGAAATTCATTAACCATAATGAGTAGCCCGCTGAAAGGGTTGAAAGTCCTAACTGCCGTGCTTTTAAGATTACGTTATAGTTATGTTCATTAAAATCTTTTAATGTTCTCTCTTGAAAATTATATAACTCAAATTTTATTTTTCCCTTTACAGGATGTTGAATATAACAATACTCTTTCATAAAATAAACAGGATCTAATGCGCATTTAACGTACTCATCCCGTATAGCATCTTTTATCTGTTTGCTATTTTTTGGCATCTAATTTATCCAATATTTCAATAACTTCTTTTTCTGTGTCTTTTAATTGTTCTAATGCTTCTTTCGCTTCATTAATTAAGCCAGCGGGTTTTTCATATTTATCAACATGAACAAATCCAGTATCAATATTGACTGGCTCAACGACTTCCATAGGTGAAGCATCTAACCATTCAGTGATAGAAACAATTTGATCTTTTATCGCACTAAGCCTATTAGCAAAATATTTCTTATTTTCATAGTCAACAAATGTACCATTAACACGTAATTCATGTTCTTCTTCAATTTGACATTCAAAACAATGATTAAATAACATCCACATTTTTCTGTCTAAGCGAGCCTTCATTATATGGTCACATTTAGGACAAAACCACGGCATTCTAGCCTCTTTCATTATTTCAGTAAGAGGACCTTCTATATCACCATGTTTCTTTTTCTTTTTTTCATAGCCAACCATGACTTTTTTTTCATACTTTTGACCTGCGAGTATACTGCTTAATGCTTTATCTTCACTATTCATAACTTACCTCGAAAATTTCATTAAACCGGTTATTTGATTAATAGGCGCAAATATACCGGTAAACTTAAATATTTTGCCATTGTATTTGAAAACTAAACCTTCAGATGGTACTATTGTGTCTAGACCGCCCATAGCCTTTATCTTGTTTAATTGGGTCTTTAATTTACCGATTGCAGATAAATCTTTTGAATTTTTTATTTGTTTAACAGCTTTATCTAAATCAGAGCGTAAACTTTGAGCAGTTTTACTTGGATTAGGCGCTAACCAATTTGAAACATTAGAAAGTATCTCTGCTCCAAGTTGAAAAAATAAAGTTTCAAATGGTTTCATATTATTTTTTAATATTTTTGGCTTATCTATTTTATCGGTTGTTCGTGCCCAATCAACAAAGTCCGGATGATCCGGTTTTAATTTATTAAGCTCTGTTAGTTTATAGGTCTTATTATCAAAGGCCCATCTTTTCATAAGTGGGTATAAAACATTATCTGGTATACTTGCAAAATCTGTAGAATGTGCACCAGCCAAAATATATTCTAACCAAAAGTGTTGGTGATAAAGAGAAACTTCGTCTGAATCAGATAACTTATATTTGTTTTGTAATTTTGTCAACATAGTCAAGAATTTTGATTGTTTTGCCGAATAATCTTTTGCCTTTGCAACTTTTAACACATTAGGACCTTTAAACGAGAATTTTGTTTCAATTGTGGAATTAATTTTACTAATGATCGACGCTAATTTTGATCCTCCTGATCTTACTTCACCTCTTGCTGCAGCGGTTGCTGTATCATATTTTAATATTCCGTGAAAAATTATTGTTGCAGGGCCATCATAATCAATAACGTTTTTTGTTGGTGAATAAATAATTTCCAAATTAGCCCAATTATTGCCATTATCAAATAATACATCTTGATCTTTTTTGGACATTCTTTCAAGTGTACTTTTCAAATCCGTCATTGCATATACAAAAGCATTTCTAACAGCAGGTATATGATTTTTAAATTTGTTTTTAACATCGTCAAGTGACATTCCACCTTGTTTTATATTGCCTTTATTTCTTGCGGCTTTAGCTTTTCCGTCAACAACAGAAACCATTAAATTTTGCCCATCTAATTTTTCAGTAATTCCTTCTTCTTTGTCTAATTTACCTTGAAGACCTAAACGAATGATCTGTTTAAGATCTCCGAATGTAAGTCCATAATCGTCAAATGGATGTGCCATATGTCCATAGGCTCCCCCCATAAGCAGTAACTCCTTTTTTCTTATAACTTGTTCTTGAAAAACTGAAATAAATAAATCGAATGTTTTCTGATCAAAGTAGCCAAACATTTTTTTGAAAAACTTCTTTCTTAACACTAAATCGTAATCATCAGAACCTAAAAGTTTTCTCATTGTTGTTCCACTTATTTCTTGGCCGCCAACTTTTACACTAGTATGTGGTAATTCAACTTTGTATCCATGTTCACCATAACCTTTAAGTCTCATATAATTTTTTCTATAATCTTTAAAGTATTTTCCACCAGAAAGTCTTTGACCATCTTTAGCGCCAACTCCAAATACAACAGCTGTAGTATTTTCATCATATCTGTTTAACAATTTTTTAGGCATATATGGTTGAGATTCCATTTGAATTGCAGATGATGGTATACCCATTTTTTGCATGTGTTTTTTCTTTTCTGAAAAGGACATCGGATGTCTTGCTCCACCAGTTTTATTTGAAGTTACGATATAAACTTCATCAAATCTTCGTTTAAGAAAATCATATGACTTTTTATGATGTGGACCAAACGGTTGAAACCTTCCAGGATAAACAGCTATCACTTTTTCTATCCTACTTTCTTCTTCTTGTATATATATACTTCTATCTTTTCTAGATGCAGCTTTTTTTACATTTTTTCTACTTGGAGACGGGATAATACCTACATCTTCATTGAACGTTATACCAATAGCAATATCTTCATTGACTTTCGCTTTCATAGTCGTCTGCTTATATGATGGAATTATTACGACTTGACTTTTACGATTTGGTCCTATACCCATCCACTTAACAATTTCCCAACCGAGTACTTGTGCAATTTGTTCCATCTCTACTTGATATTTAGCGTCCGCAACTTTATATTTTTCAGTTCCTGCTACAACTGCTCCACCGTATGTAACCATATCAGCACGTGTAGTTCTGTTTACTCCAACGCGTTGATCGTCCATCATACTAACATCATATACTGGATCTTTAGCGTATTTGTTTAAAACGTAATCAACTATAGGCCATCCGAGAATCTTAGCAGCTTTAGATTTTGTAATTTTTTTATAAGCATCAAAACTTGAAAAGAAATCATATAATCCTTCATCAGAATAAACACCTTGAACATTACTAGATTCTGCTAGGAAATTTTCAATCAAACTATCCGTTATGATAATTGGATCTTTACCATATAAAACTTCATTTGCTATTTGTTCACTTAATGTTGTCATTCTGGAATGTTTCCATATACATCGTTTTGACTTAATGATGTTGTCTGTCCAGTTCCATATGTATTTTGGTGCTGATCCTCGGTTGCATTATGAAACCCGTGACTATGAACAGGTTTTCCATCTATTTCAGTTGGTATCTGTTGTGGCTCTGGGGTATCTGGAAAATTTTCCAGTCCACCAATATCTTCACCTGCAAATATATCTACTTGTGTCATATCGCCCATTTTAGTATCTGCAAGTGGTGATTCATCAAATCTACCCACAGGACTACCTAAAGGACTTATTTCTGGTAATTGTAAATCTTCTAATGCCATTTTATATCTCCTATACTTCTAAACTTCTTTTAAACCATCCATAATAAAATTTTGCCAAATCAGGTTTTCTTTCAATTAACGTAGCATAATATTTTATCCTATATGCTCGGACCCTTTGAAGTTCAACATTCTTCATTGCTCCAACAGTCTTTGGACCAATTCCACCGTCTATTTTTAGACCAGCTCCTTTAGCGTTTGCTGTTTCCTGTAGAATTTTTGTTGCGCGGCTTCTGCCCATATTTACACACATATCGAAATATACGTGCCTAAGCTCTTCAGGAAGTTCCCCACATCGGTTGCGCATCCAATAGTCTTTCTTATAAATATCTTTGGCACCATCTTTAGTAAGATTTTTAATGTCTACATCTGGATATGCTCTTTTTGATACTCCAAAGTTAGTTTCGCCGCCGGGATCTTTAGGATCATTTACATAACCGCCTTCATGGTGTAAAACTACTTCTATTATTTCGTCAAAAGTTATTTTCATTTTTTCTCTCCTTTTATTATGATGTTGTTGAAATTTCTACTAGTACTGCTACATCATCTAGTGTTACAGTGCCGGCATTACCGGCCGCATAAAGTTTTGCCGTTATTTGATCGCCGGCGACGAATGTATCAACACCAACTGCCTGTACTGAATACAGGCCTTCGTCGCCACTTCCGGCTGGTGTCATAGTCGGGGAGAAGACACTCGACCCATTTTTGTATACATGCAGAGTAACTGTTGAAGATGCATGAGAATTAGTGCAATCCATTTGTAAACTAGCGGCGGTAATTGAACCGGCTCGCATCATACGATAGCCTTTACCGTTTGTTGCACCATTAATTACTGTTAATTCAATAGTTGTAGAAGTGCCGGCCACACTCAATCCGGAATTGTGACCGAATGGCAATAATTGGCGTGTTACTAGTCCGGTGGCTATTTTATTACTATCGATAATTTCTGTATCGTCCATGTAATATTCGCCAGTAATATTGATATCGCCAGCCACATCTAATAATTTGCCAGGTGCCGTATCACTTATACCGACTTTTCCATCTTGTAAAATTGTAAGAGCTTCAAACGCAGTGCCAGATTGGTTGTCTGACATAATGTCTAATCTGTTGTTAACTCCGGATAAATCTCCTCTATATACCATACTCCAACCGTATGCTGCACTGTCAGTATTACCATCTTGTGTGTCAATTCTTAACAATGTAACTTTAGCACTAGTAGTATCAGCACCAATTCTTATTGCAGTTCCATTATTAGTCTGCGCGATTCTAAGAGTGTTGCCTGTTGATCCTGTTGTTCCTCCAACGTCTAATCTATAAGTAGGAGCTCCTCCAATACCAAGATTTGATCCGTCAAATTGTAACTTGGATTCGCCAGTAACAGCCGTAGCTCCTGTTGCCGTAAGAACATAATTATTGGTCATTGAAGCTGCTGTCGTTATAGCTGCAGACGATAATCCGGTAAGTCCTGATCCGTCGCCAACGAAATGGGATGCAGTAATAGAATTATTTGATGCATTTACATCGCCTTGTAAATAAATACTTCCACTGTTACCCATTGTCCCGGTGTCGACCGCACCAGGTTTTCCAGGGGATAAGTATATGCTTCCACCGTCTCCACTGTTTTTAGACCCAGCCCATTCAGCACTAGCACCATCCGCTGCAGCAATATGAATTGCTCCGGCGGTACCAGTCATACTCCATGGCGCTGCTGAATACCCGTGTTCAGGGGATTGCCATGAATATGCGGACGTAGAAGCGTATGGTCTCATTCCACGAATATATAAATCTTCTATTGATCCTGTACCCGTATTAACTGCAGGATAATTAAAGCCTATGGTCGGGTTAATATATGAAGAGCCGGTTGCGGTTCCATCAGCACCGACTAAAGACTTAGAAACATTAAACAGAATTTGATTTGGTAACATTGTTAATGCTTCAAAAGGTTTTTTTGTTTTTAAATCTAATCCGGAATCATCAAATCTTAAACGTTCAGTTCCTGTAGTTTGCATTTGGAGACCGTCAGAAGACGCTTCAAGTAATCTCGTTCCGCCAATTGTAAGATAACATTCGTCGAAAATAATTCCTGGAAGTCTCAGCCATACACCTTTTGCGTTGACATTAGGTATGTTGCCATCATTGTAAAGTACTTTGTGAGCTCCCTGTTCATTTGCTGAAATGCCAGTCGTAGTAGCATCTACTGCATCATACATGTCTTTAGATTTAAAATCTCCGCCGAAGATAACCATGCACGAAAGTTGCACTTGGAGTGTCGCACCAGAAAGGCTTCCAGATAAGACCCCTTGTTTTTCAGATTGTACCTTATTAGGTGTCCAATAAGTTTTAGCTCCATCTATAGGATCTGGAGTGCCTTTGAACAAAGTAATAGCGGTGGTGGAGATAAGCGTTTCATCATATGAAGTTCCGCCGTCTCTATCACACATTACGCGGAGTTGTGTTGTATAATCAATGACACTATTGGCACAACCTGTTTCACTTTTCATTCTATATAAATGCAATAATCGTTTGATATTTATATTAGTTGGAGGAGCTTGTAGGCCGGCTTTAAAGTCGATAAGTGAATCTTCTGCAGCAGAAACGTGTCCTATATCTTGTTCAAGTGACCAGTTGACTACCATCCCAGCAGTACCGGCGTCCTCGGTACCCCAATTGGGGCTGAAGGAGTTTGCAGATGACATTACAACAACTCCAGGTTCTACAAATAATACTTTACCACCACCTGTACTCATAACTTGGTGTTCGTTATGAATTAATCCTCCATCATCTATTATTGAAGAAGTTAATGAACCAGACCAGTGTGGAGAATACCCGTTGCCGGTAGTCATGTCTGGGGCTTGACTCGCATCTACATAAGTTACAAACCGATCCCATCCGGATGAATCAATAAGTTGTTGATCATTGGAAGATCCAGGACCAACATATGCCATACTGTGTGTCGCATTATAAGTGTCCTTATTTGTGGCTCCGCCATAAGATCCGGCTCCTAGATATTTTTGGCCACCGATTCCAGAGATAGCAGTTTTAAATGATTCATCCCACCCTGGGATTGAGAGTCCAAAATCCTTATTTTGGACTAATTGAGCAGGTACACTTCCTGGGTTTGATAATGCAAATGATCCAACTTTAACTCTTTGCTGCCAACGTTTATTTCCGTTCGTAGTAGTTTCTCGTTCTTGAACTCCTAAGCCACTTAGATCGCTAGAAGAAGAAATAGACGTTTTTCGAACCCGTCCACCAACACTAGTGTCTTCAGCTTCGATAGATCCAGCTCTCAAATCCCATCCAGCAATACTACCAGTATTAGTCGCGATTAAATTTGTAGCGGTAACAGTTCCTGCGATTGTTGCAGAATTTGCAACTAAAACTCCAGCGTCTGATACATAAAATCCTGTCGATGAAGGACCTAATCCGATACCATCTGCTCCGATAAAAATGCCGGAATTGGCATCAAGATATGCAGCTTTGCTTCCTTCAGTTAAGTTTGTGCCTATTGTAAATCCACCAATAGTACCTCCTGTTGCAGTAATATCACCTGTGATCTTAGCAGCTGAAGCAGTTATTTGTCCTGATGACTTTAATCGTAATCCCGTGTTTCCAGTAGCACCACTTGAGGAGATCTCAGAGTCTGTAATTCCAAAACCACCAATTACTCCTGATCCTGTAGCATTTATAACATTTGCTGTTATTGTTCCACCAAACTGGTGACTTGATCCGTCTGCAGTTACATTACCGCTTGAGTCTAATGAGAAATTACCAGCTTCAACTGTTAAATGATTTCCATCAAATTTTATAAATTTAGAAGCATTTCCTACATTAAATTTTGCAACACCGCTATCAAGACCTAAAAACCCACCAGCAGTATCATCAGAAAAACCTGACTTTTTAACATATAATCCTTCTGCGGCTGCTGTTGAATCTAACTTGACATTATTCTTTGATATTGACCCTGCATTTATAGTCCAGCCTGCTATTATATTTTGAGTTTCAGATATTTCAAAAACTGTATTACCGTTTGACTTTACACCTTTTATTCCAAAAGAATCACTACCATTGACATCTCCAATTACAATTCTAGGAGTAGTAGTAGCTGCAGAACCTGTGTAGATATTTATTTGTTTGTTGCTGGCATCTATTTTTATTCCGCCATCAGTATCAAGACTTTCTATTACACCTGACCCTATTGTCCAACCACCAGCAGTTAATACATCACCTATATAACTAAAGTTTTCTCCAACAAAAAAGATTGGGTCTGCTGATGCACTTACGAAAAATAAACTTGCAGATGGACTCATTCCAGTATGAGTTGTCGCGTTTGTTCCCAGTGCTATCTTAGCCTGGTTGCCGTCTATTGTTGCGACTGTTCCACTTGTCAATTGACCTGGTCCCAATTCCCATCCAGCCAATCTTGCTTTATTCGCAGTAATCAATACTGAAGCGCTTGCTTCACTTCCTGAAACCGTTCCACTTCCACTAAATACAGCAAATCCGTATGGATTGTCTACAGTTCCATCATGTAATGGCAATTTACCTAATACTAATTTAGGTTGAGCTTCATTGATACTGCCAGTCCATATAGTTAATGCTTGTGCAGTTGAACTTAATCTTACACTACCACCGGAATTATCACTCTGTATATTACCTGGAATTAAATCCCATCCGGCAATCATATTTCGTTCATTTGAAAGTTCGAAGGTTGCATCTGCTGCGAGTACCCCAGTCCCATCAAATCCTATTACTCCGTACTTTGCAGTAGTATAACCACCTACACCGTTTAAATCTCCTACTCTAACTCGTTCTCTTGTTCCATCCGTTACTCTTAAACTTGGATTTGTAGCGTTTAAAGATATGTTAGACTTAGAAATAGCATCGGTAGT